GGTAAGCCTTTGTTGCGCTTCCCCACAAAGCAGGGTATAATCTACGCTTACAGGACAAGAGACGACTCCCATTTCCCTCAACCAGCTAAAATGTAAAAGATCAATCTAAAATTCCTTCAAGTTCCAAGGTATTCGCTACTTCTTCTGGAACTACAATACGAATCATTTTCTCGCCGTCAAGGAAACCAAGTGTTTCTTTAAGTCGAATATCGCTTTTCCTTACCCAACATTGGTTGAACTTCTGACGAAAAAGAATCTTCTCCGGTGTATTTGTTACTTCAGTTCCCTCGCAGATAATGCGGGATTCAAATGTTGTTTTAGGCCACCAACCAATAGCGTTACGCGTATACTCCATATTATTTGTATTCATAAATTAGATAATTGTTCTCTCTGGCCCATGCAGGGTTGTCGTGGATTAGGGTATGACACGGGCGACAAACAGCCAAGAAAGTAGATGGCACAGATAGGTTCTTTCCTCTTTTACTTTTGTGATGTATGTCTGCGGCTTCCCCCCCGCACACCTCACACTTGCCTTGAATTTTTTCGAGGTAGTTCTTTCTGACTTCACTATATTCTTTGTTCTTAATCTTGCGAGAATCTGATACAGCTTTTAACTTCCCGCTTCGTTTTTTGAACCCCGTTTTGGCTTTAAGTGGCGTTTTTCTTCGTAGCATTTATAGTATTTAGTTAGCTCTTGAAGTCCGATGGCGGCCAACTCCAACTCTTTGTATTCTGTTCTGTAGCTGGCAGGGAATGGTTTTCCTCGCTCATGCATGGCAGTTGGTCGTCCTGCTGCGTAGGGACTGACTTTGAGAACGTATAAGCCCTCTTCGGCTTCAAGGAAGACGTGCATAATTCGATGACCTTATCTACTTGTTCTTTCTTTAAAATACTTTTGGAGTTCACTTCAATCTGGTTGATTAAAGAACCAGTCACGCCGATCTTATCTCCAAGTTCTCTGACAGTCAATTTCAATGCTCTCCGTGTCTCACGAAGTTGGTTTGCGAAAGTCTTGCGTCCAAGAGAACGAACTGTGCGTGATTGCTCGTAAGCACTCATGCAAGTATCATAGGCCGCTTCTAATGGATGTTTCATTTCCATGAAAAATAAACCAAGACTATTGACAAGTCAATATTTTTTTGATACTATGATTGCTTATGGATAACACTAACAACATCAAAGATAACGCAGAGAAATTGCTGATGGGAGTAAGGCAAACCGTAATGGTCACAAACCTTTCTTTAGCCACCGCGCTAGACACTCCTTTCATGGCTACCTACGAAAATGATAGCGGCATTCTTGTCATGGCACTCAGGACTAACAACACCGCAATCATAGCCGCGACTGGAAACAATAGCAATACTGTCATCCAATCAGATATTGTAATCACCGAACAAGGTGTTGGAGAACGCCGCTCCACCTTCCAATGCGAAACAGAAGAAGATGCCGATCAAATCTGGGAACTACTCAACGACAAAATGTATGAGTGGTCGAAAGGTGAAGTTGAGAAAGTTGAGTTGGATTGGTTATCGTAACCGATAAAAAAGATGCTTGACATCGAACACAACCTATAGTAGTTTTCAGTCGTGCGAGAAATTGTGCCGTCTGCGTGAAGAACAGACGAGAATCAAAGAAATTAAATAGAAACACCAATATATCACCAAGCCTCTGCCGTTTATTCTTCACCCGACATTCGATCGGTTTCTTTGGCGGCAGGGGCTGGTGGCCTTTCTAAAATGAACCAAGAATTAGTTGATAGGTCTTTGGCCTACACTGAAGCATTACGCTCGCATCCCATATCTATTGGGATGGAGTTCGACCACGAAACTTTGGAGGCTATATCTTCAAAGGTTTCGCAAAACAAAGATATTCGCGCATTATTTCCAACTGCAAATGGATTACCAATAGATTACATTTGTGAAATACGATGCGATAAATGTTCTACCATTGAAAAGCGGCCTTTGAAAAAAACGCAGCTTATATCATACATGGAGAATTTAAGAAAAAAGATTCTGAATATTTCAAGTGGAGAATGCTTGACTGTGGCAACTTGTAATAAATGCAAGGATGCTGAGAAGCTTTCCGAACAACAAAAGCGTCGAGAAATGGATAGAAAACATTATTTAATTCATCAGAATCAAATTCAATTGAATACTGAGAACTTGATTAAATATTACTTATGGCCTGACGCAAAACCCGGAGAGGGGGCTGATTGGCAAAAATTAAATTCTCAAATGAGAACGATGGTTTGTTCGTGCGATGAAGAAAAAATTTCCGAAGCCATCAATGAAATGGAGTATGGTGAATTTTTACGAACTCCGTATTGGAAAATAATTTCATTTGAAGTTAAGAGAAAAAATAAATTCAAGTGTGTGATGTGTGATAGCAATGAACATTTACAAGTGCATCACAAAAACTACAGCCTTCATGGTTATGAACACACACATAGCGGAATGCAATCCCTAACTTGCGTTTGCGACGAGTGCCACTCCAAACATCACGGACATTATGAGTAAAAGTATTTTTCGTCAGAAGTTGACAAGGAATTTCACAACTATTCCAAATGACATTCTAAAAAATCCAGAGTTGTCGTGGAAAGCAAAAGGAATCCACGCTTACCTATTATCCTTACCAGAAACTTGGATTGTTCGTCTTAATCATCTCAAGAGCATATCTACAGATGGGTATGATAGCACTGTTGCTGGTGTGAATGAATTGTTGGATAAAAGGTATCTATGGCGCAGACCGTGCTGTGGTGAAAATCCGGGTGGATGGGAGTATTACGTTTACCAATACCCACAACTTGAAGACCCATTCCGATCAGGGGATTCTCCGACTCGGGAAATTCCCGACTCGGGAAAACCCGCGACTAATAAAGATAGACTTAGTAAAGTAAATAAAGAGTATAAAGAAAACCTCCTAACCTCCTTGAAGGAGGAATTGGAAAGTTCGGCAGTGGCCTCACATTCCTCAGTTGAATTGAATCAACCGAATCTATTCCCGACTGAAATTACGGCTAACGCCAAAGTTAGTTTCGCTACCGCTCACTTTAACGACCCCCCAAATATGGCTAACGCAAAAACGACCGCCGCACGAAAAAAATCCCCCCCAACAAATATACCGACCGAATTGGATACTCCAGAATTTAACACGGCTTGGAATGAGTTTCTTCAACACCGAAAAGAAAAGAGAGCACCAATGACACCAACGGCGCAAAAGAATATGTTCGGTAAGTTCACCACTTGGGGAGTAGCGAGTGCAGTAGCGGCAATCGACACTGCAATCTCAAACGGATGGACTGGAGTTTTCGAGCCAAAACAAAACAAGTCCAATTCAAAACCAGAACGATTCTCCAACTTTTGATTATCGTTACCGATAAAATGAAAACACACTTAGACTTATTTTCTGGAATCGGAGGATTTGCGATTGGATTGGCAATGGTTGGTAAATTTGAGCATACATTTGTTGAATATGAACCTCACTTGCAGCACGTGCTAAAAAAGAATTTTCCAAACTCCAATATCCATGGAGATATAACAAATTTCACCCCAGACTTTCAACCTTGGGTGATTACTGGTGGATTCCCATGTCAGGATATTTCCAGAGCAAATACAAACAAAAACAAAGGAGGAATAAATGGAAACAGAAGTGGATTATGGAAACACTACCTTAGAGTTATTCAAGAGTGTTCCCCAAAATATGTCATTATCGAAAACGTGTATGATCTCTTGTCCAATGGCCTTGGAGTCGTTGTGCAAGACTTGGCCGAAAGCGGGTATGATTCGACTTGGACGATCATCGACTCTAAATTCTGCGGAGTCCCACAAAGAAGGCGTAGAGTTTACATACTGGGATTCCGCGATGGAATCACCAGAGGAGCCGATCCACTCAACAATACAAAGCGTTCTTCTTGTGACCTGCGATCCAAAATTGATGCTATCGAAAAAATCAGCAATTGGTATTTTGAGGAGAGCTTGGGAACGGAACATCCCATTGCCTACTTTACTCGCCAACGCTCTGACGAATATGCTGAGTGCGGATTGTCTGGAACTATTGCAAAAAGAGATTACAAAAGTTTCACGGACATCGTGTTGCACGGAGATGGAAAGCTGCGACGAGTTGGGGTTGTGGAAAGACTAAGGCTACAAGGGATTCCTGATAATTGGTTGGATGACTGCAATCTTACCGAAGTTCAAAAATACCAAGCAAATGGAATGACTATTCCTGCTGTTTCTTGGGTGGCAAAACAACTTATTTCTTATGATGAAAGACTGGACATTCAAAAATAATTGGATAGCGGAAAACTTTGACAACCATGTGCGTGAGCAGTTGCCTTGGTATGATTTAGCTACAAGTGCTGTTGTTTCCATAACAAGGAATTATCTTTCCAGAAATGGAATAATCTATGATATAGGAGCAAGCACTGGAAATATAGGGAGGGCTACAAAGTTTTTAATAGAACAAAGGGGAGCAAAACTAATAGCCATAGAAGAAAGCAATGAGATGGCGCAAAAATATGATGGAGGCGGATTGCTCCAGATTTCGGATGCAGTAGATTTTGAATACAAAGAATTTTCAGTAGCTATATGCTTTCTTTCCCTGATGTTTATTTCAAAAAAAAGAAGGTCAGAACTTTTACAGAAACTAAAAGCATCAACAGAATATGGAGGATGTATTATTGTAGTGGAAAAGTTTGAATCGGTTCAAGGATACGCATCGACAGTATTCCGAAGGATGACATCAGAATGGAAGCTGAAGAGTGGCGCATCTCCATCTGATATTTTGGATAAAGAACTTTCATTGAGCGGAGTTCAGCGTCCACTTGATCAATCTGAGGTTGATGGAGGAATTGAGTTCTTCCGAATCGGAGAATTTGCAGGATACATAATTGAAAAAACAAAACCCAAATGAAAAAAGTCCCAATAGCACGAAAGAGTGAAGCGGCAGTGTTGTCGCTCATCGCAATCGACAGAAACATCCTTTCCCAACAAACATGGGATAGTGATTACTTTGCCATACCAGCTCACAGAATCGTTTTTAATGCCCTCCAAGGGGTTCACCAGCGGACAGGGGTTTGCTGCCCGTTTTCTGCCATCGCAGAACTGGAAGCAACTGGACAATTAGAAGCTGCGGGTGGAGAGGATGCGATTCACGAAATATTCGCTACGATGAAGGTGGCCTCTGGTAAGGTTTGCCAAGACATGGCAGATGACTACCGGAAGCACCTGCACCGCACGAAGGCCTACCGCGATGTCATTACCCTCATGGAGAAAGAAGAGCCAAATCTACGGACAGGCAAGACGAATTTAAAGGAATTATCGGAAACGATAATGAAGTCCGCAGAAGATCGCACATCAAAAGTAAAGCCAGTCAAAGACCTCATCATCGAAATCATTGATGAGATGGAAGGAAAAGCAGTAAAGGATTTTTACCCTACTGGATTACTCAAAGTGGATCGCGCACTCAAGGGTGGGATGCACAAAGGCGAGATGATGACGGTGGCATCTGAGACAGGTGGAGGAAAATCAATCTACCTAGTCCAAGCGGCACTCGCAAACCTACTGGAAGGAAAGTCAGTCCTCTTCTTCAGCCTCGAAATGAAAGCGAAAGACATCCTGACCCGCATGGCTTGCAATATCGCAGGCTATCCCGTGAGAGAACCAGAGGATTACAAGACAGCAAACAAGAACGAACTCCAAGCAATCAGTTCTGCACTACTTAAACTGCATCAGTTGCCACTAGAAATCGTGGATGGAATAGCTGAAATTGACGAGATTGAGGCTAATATAAACCGATATGTAGGCGAAAATCGGGCAGATGTAATCGTAGTAGATTACCTACAAATCATTGCATTTGATGGCGCGGAGGGTAGAGAAAGTCAAATTTCCGAGATTGCAAGGCGGTTAAAGGTAGCTGCGTTGAAAAACAACTCGATTATGCTTACAGCTTCTCAGCTTAATGACGAAGGAAGACTGCGCGAATCACGGGCAATTGGAATGCACTCTGACCAAGTAGTGTATATCGAACACATTAAGGAGAAGAGTAGGCTGACGATCAAGAAGAACCGCCGTGGCGCGAGGAATTATTCTACGGATATTGTGATGCGCGGGGATATCTCAAGACTTGAGGAGGTTTACTAATGACAACCGACCAAGCCTACGGAAAAACCATGAAGTTTTTCAAATATGCAATGGATATTTGGGAGTCTGAGGACAAAGAAAGGTATTGCATAGCAGAGAATTATTGGAATGAGGGGATGAAAATCTACCATGAGTATTTTTCTGATAAAAAAATGTTGACACAGATACAAGATGTAGATAGTATGCTCCCATGAATAACACACCAACACCAGAGACGGATGACCTTGCAATCATATGCTACATTGATTCAGTAATTGAAGGCGTTTTTGGTTTTAGAGCAGTTCCTATTGATGATTGTAGAAAGCTGGAACGCGAGCGCGACGAGGCGAGGGAGCAAAACGCCAAGTTACGAGAGGCATTGCTTCGCGTTCGAACATGGGGGCTAGCATCAAAAAACTGGTCAGCAACCCACGGGGATGACATGGCCCAGTGGATCGACGCTGGCTGCGTAGGTGAGCTGCCACCGCCTCGTAGCGAGTGGATTTGCGGAAAATTGGAGGGCGCGAAATGATCAACTCAAGAGCTAAAGGAGCAAGAGGTGAAAGGGCTTGGCGAGATCAACTCCGCGCTGAAGGCTACACTGCTAAACGAGGACAGCAATTCGCAGGAGGACAAGACTCGCCAGATGTAGTCTGTGAGGAATTGAAGGGTAAACTCCACTTTGAAGTAAAGTGTGTTCAGAATTTAAATTTAGATAAGGCTTGTGAGCAGGCCGAGCGAGATGCTAATGGCATTGCTTGGGCAGTGGCTTCAAAGAAGAATAGTAAACCTTGGAAAGTTACAATGTCATCAGATACATTTTTTAAACTTCTCAGAGATGGGATGGAATCATTATGAAAAAACCAACAACAAAAGCAGTTAAAACTGCAAAGATAGCTAAAGTCATGGGCGAATACAAGCGTGGAACTCTCAAGGCTGGAGTGAACCCTAAAGGCCCGAAGAAAGCACCTATGGCTAAGAGCCGTAAACAAGCATTGGCTATTGCACTATCACGCGCAGGAATGTCTAAGAAAAAATGAAAACTGGACTTTACAAAAATATTAACGAAAAAAGGAAACGCATCGCAGCGGGTAGCGGTGAGAAGATGAGGAAAGTTGGCAGCAAGGGCGCACCAACTGCCAAAGCGTTTAAACAATCAGCAAAAACTGCAAAGAAAAAGTAATGGAAAAGAGGTTCTCAAAAAAAGTAGTCAACCCAAAGACTGGCAGGACTAAGACTGTGAAGTATGGTCAGAAAGGTGCTACAATTAGTCCGGGGACGGCCAAAGGGTCAAGTTATTGTGCGCGAAGTTACGGGATTAAAAAACGTTTATCAAAAGAACAACAAAACAATCCCAATACAGCAAACAACTTAAGTAGGGAAAAATGGAAATGCGTCGGGAAAGTTAGTAAGAAATAATGAACTCTGGGGTATACAAGATTACTTGTTCTGCAAATGGTCATTACTACTACGGGAGTAGCGTAAACTTGCAATCTCGTTTCAAAAATCACATTAACAAATTGCGTTCACAAAAACACAGGAATCATAGACTCCAAAGAATCTTTAACAAATATGGTGAAGAATCACTTATATTTGAGGTTGTGAAGTATTGTTCTCCACACTCAACTATTGCTTTTGAGCAAAAGTATTTAGATGCACACACATCCCACGAAAACTGCATAAACTTCTGCAAGAGTGCATCAGCACCAATGGCTGGATTAAAGTTTTCTGAAGATCATAAAAGAAAAATTGCAGAATCACAATATAGGAATAAATACATATTCACATATAGTGATGGTAAAATAGAAGAGTTTAATAGCCTTACTTGTGTATCAAAACGTTTTGGCGTTAAAAATGCGATAGTATCCAGATGGTTTAAAAGAAGAGACATTGGAAGAAATCATGGAATACTTCAAACAAGCAATATCATAAAAGCTCAAAAAATAGGAGATAAAAATATTACATTGCTTCCATATAATTACAGCATTGAACCTTGGATTTTAGCTGGAGCAACAAGCAAAACTCAATATTACAGAGAAAAAAGAAAATCAATGAAATGAAGATCAACGGCAAAGACATAGAAGGTAATATTGATCTAGATGATGGTCGAGTAGGATGGAAGTATCCACTACGATCAAAAGAAATCAATAAAGCTTGTGAAGACTTCTTTG